CTTAGACCAAGAGTTATCAGAAATGGACTTTAAGATTTGTCAAAACATTTATAAGTTTGAAGATGATATTGTTGATATTTTCTTCGACTTTTACGGAGATGACGCTACTCGTTGTTTCTAAAGCACCATCTTTTTAAGATATTGAAAAGCATTATTAAAAAAGGGTATCCACAGTATGTAGATCCTACTGTTAGCATTTCCTAAGTGGGGTGTTGGGAATTACCCTCACCCTATTTTTTAAAAAAACACTATGACTATCGAAATTGCAATAAATGAAAAAACTCAAAAACAGCAAGCAAAGCTTGACTGGTATGAAAAGTACTATATTGAAAACTTTTTTAAATACCTTAAACCTAAACTAGATCTTACCAGATACCAAAGTATTGAATACTTAGTACTTTTGTTTAAAGTAACACCTAAAACACTTATTTCAAAATATGTGACTGAATTAGAGTCACAAAATAAAATATAACTACCTATGGATACTAAAAAAAAACAACTAACAATGAAACAAGAGAATTTTTGCAGAGAGTATTTACTGTGTGGCAATGCCAGTGAAGCTTATAGGCGTGCTTATAATGTCGAAAATATGAAGCCAGAGACTATTTGGAATGAAGCCACAAAAATGTTAAAAAACCCTGTTATATCCACGAGGATAAATGAGCTAAAAAGCGACTTGGAGGAATTACTAGGTATAACAAAGGCTACTGAGATCAAAGAATTGATCAGAATAAAAAATCGTTGTTTGAAACCAGAGCCTAAAATGATTTGGCAAAAAAACGAACATGGTAAAATGGAGCAGGTTCAGGAAACTGATGAGGATGGCAACTTAGTGTGGACTTTTGACAGTGCTGGTGCAAATGCCGCCCAAGATAAAATATTAAAAGCTATGGGATACTATGCACCAGAAAAAAGTCAACTTATTGGCAAAAATGGAACACCAGTAGATCCATCACCAACCACAATAGTTGTTAATATAGAATAGTATGAACACACTAAAAGTCAATATTTCAAAAAATAGTAAGTATGGGATACTTTATGACACCCCACCAAGCATTAGATACATTCTTTTGTATGGTGGGCGTGCCACTGGGCGTTCTTTCCAGGCATCACGTGCAGATGTAATAAACCTTTGTGTCAAACCATACTACAGAGGCTTTATAATGCGAAATATTTTAGACCAAGTTAGAGATTCAATATTTCAAGACTGTGTAGATAGAATTAATGACTATAACTTACCTGTTCAAGTTACTGACCTAATGCTTAAAAATGGGGATAAGCAACTAAAAGGGCGTGGCTTTAAAAAGTCATCTGGTAATGATACTGCTAAAAACAAGTCTGTTGCTGGTATAAACCATATTACCATTGAAGAGGCTGAGGAAGTTGACTTTGATGATTTTACTCAAATGGACTTATCGCTTAGAACAGTAAAAGAGCCTGTAACTATCACACTGTTATTCAACCCACCTGTTAAAGGGCATTGGATACTTAGTGAATGGTTTAACTTAATTCCATCTACTAAAGAGAATGCTATTAAGCACTTTGGTAAGTGCTGGTTTGAAGATGTATCACCTGAGTCTTTGGATGGCTTCTATTTACCAATTCCTAAAAACCGTGAAGATACCCATTATATTTTTGGTACTTATTTAGACAATATTAGCAATTTAGATCCCAATACCGTTGCTAAAATGAAGTCTTTAAAAGACACCAATATTGAATATTACCTTCACAAAATTTGTGGGTTAATTCCGTCTGGGCGAACTGGTAGAGTACTTAAAACTTATTCTATTATTAGTGACCAAGACTATTATAAATTAGAATTACCTACCTATCATGGACTTGACTTTGGTTTTGTTAATGATCCCACTGCTTGTGTTGAGTTTAAGACACATAATAATAAATTATACGTCAAAGAGCTATTATATGAAACTGGTTTAACCAACCCATTAATTGCAGATAAACTATCATACCTTAAAAATAAAAAGATAATTGCAGATAGTGCAGAGCAGAAGTCAATTCAGGAATTAAATAACTTAGGTTTGTGGGTTGTGCCAGCCAAAAAAGGTGCTGGTTCTGTAATGGCTGGAATTAATAAGCTCAATGAATTTGATGTTTATATTTGCGAAAGCTCAACTAACTTACAAAACGAAGCACAGAACTATGTTTATAAAATAGGTAAAGATAAATTACCGACAAATGAGCCTATTGATAGCCAAAATCACGGAATAGGAGATGCTCTACGCTATTCACTGCAACATTTAGATACACATAAAGAAGAGCAACGCAATGTAAACATTTTGGCTGGTTTAGGATATTAAACCATAACTGGTTTAGGATACCACCATTTAGTGTAAATGCATGATACCACCATTTGATGTAAGCATATTTTTTTTAGGTTAGGGACATAGATGTCCCCAACTCAATACTTTTCTAATGTTGCTTTTCAATATTTAAAAAAATATTGCTTTTTCAATGTCAACTTTAATATAATTATTTTTTAAGTTTAATATTTAACACTATGACTTCAAATTCTTTAAAGCATATCCCAAACATTACAGACTTAATTATTTTGTCTTGTATCGCCAATGGGCTGAAAACCGCCACCGCCATTTCAAGAGAAACTGATAGTACCAAAACTAGAGTGTGGAACTCAGTAGCTTTTTTAGCTGAAATTGGTTTAATTGATATGACAAATGTTTCTCAAGAAACTAAAAATGACTCAATTAATGGGAGATCTGCAACTGAGTTTATTTTAACTAGAAAAGGTAAAACAGTAATAGAAAACACAGTAATAGACTTCCAAAAGAATTACCTTGTTAGTAATAAAAAGTGATCACTGAGAAGTGAGGTGTCACAAATTACGCTATAAGTTAAACTTAGACCGATGACGACTTAGACTTTATCCTCAAGTGCGTAAAACCCCTACGCCTTCAGGTTAGTGGGTAGTTCACCTGGGTCGTTTTTTTTGTGTTTAACAAGCTAACAATAGGTAATAAAATAATATTATTATTAATTTGTGCTTGCAAACTAACAATAGATAATGAAATAATATTATTATTTAATAAGCGTATATTAAACCGAAAGTATTAATAACAGCTAAAAACTAACCAAATGCCATTTACAACTGATGATTTTCTATCTGGAGACTATGATAACTATTTTAGACTGTTAAACCAGTACTCAGATAGTGTAGATACCTACACCCCCTACAGAGGGTCTTTGTTGACTGAGTCTCAGTTAAACTATATTGTACAAACAAACCCTCAATTACCGTATATTACTAGCTCATGGCAAAGTAATGTTGGTGCAAATGGAATATCAGTAGTAATGAATATTCCAGATAATTTGACACCAGTAACAAAAACCAGAAAGACTAAAATACAAAACGATACCTTAGACTTAATTTACAATAAGTACAAGTGGAATGATAACGTACTTAAAATAGTCAAGTTATTGGTAAAACATGGTAATGCAGTGCTAACTATCAATAAAGATGGTGAATTGGTTATTAATTCAATATTTCAGTACAATGTTTACTGGGACTCAGTTAATAAAATAGCCAGATATGCTTACAAAGTAAACAATATTGAGGTAAAAGGAATGCAGAACCTTAGGCATGGAGTTGATTTGTGGCATTTTAAAGATCCGGTATCAAACGAATATCCTATATCACCTAGTCGAATTGATGCCGCTTTTGGATATATCCTGTTGGAAAATAAAGCAGTTAAATTAAATACCACTCAATTTGCTAAGGGTTGGTTTAATAATGTTTTGTTGCAAGTTGATGAAACTGTTAAAAAGCAATTAGATGATACTACCAAAGACGAGGAGGGCAGAACATTTTTGAGTAGATGGTTAGATGTTATTAGAGATAAGTTTTCTGGAACTGAAAAAGCTGGTAAAGCTGGATATATTCCAGGTGTTAATGGTGCTATAGAAATTGGAAAGTCAAATAAAGATGCCCAATTTCAAGAGATGTTAAAAGATTTGACACCAGAGCGTATAGCATGGGCTTATTCTTTGACTAACTCAAACATGGGGGCTGGAAGTCACCTTACCGAAAATAATGCACTTACTTTTGATGATGCTTTGTATGACAAGGTTGGTCGCCATTTAGAAAGGGCACTAGAGGACTGTTTGAATAGTTTTATTTTATCTAAAATTGAGGGTTTAAGAATATCACAAACTTTTAAAGTGGCTTACAATGCCCCTGAGGATAAAAATAGGCTGTTAGAAGTTGATTCGTGGCGTAATGACTGGATAAATGATATTTTGACTTTAAATGAGTATCGAGCAATTAGGAACTTGCAACCTATTCAAGGTGGTGATGTTACTTATTCAGTTTGGACTACTCAAAAAACCTTGCCAGTAAGCGAGACCGCTTTTAATTACGATATGGGAAAATCCCATACCTTAAAAAAAGGTACTGATGTACTATCTGTCGCCACTAATAATGTGCAAAGTATTAAGCCAAATACTGCTAGCTTTGAAAATAAATTAAGTAAAGCAATAAATAAGCAATTAAACCAATTTATAGAAGCTTTTACAAGCAAGGATAACCAAATACCTACATTAACTAAAATAGAGTCGCATTTTGCATTTAATATAATGGAAAAGGAATTAAAGGCAATTATTGAGTCTGTTGTACCTATGGCAAAAATTCCGCCGACCATTTCTGAAATTACTACTAAGTATTCAGTAATAATACTAAAGGGTAAAGAAAATTATAACTCACTAGACCAAATTATTAAAGATAAGATAAATAACTTAACTCAGGATCAAATTAAAAACTCTATACCTGAAATTACAAACAAAGTATTTGCTGAACTATTAGAAAATAGAATAATGCCAATGATAGTAGAAGTATTTGATGTTGCAAACTTAAATTAAACCAATAATAACCTTTGTATGGATTCTGAAATAAAACATTTTGAAGCTAAGTTAAGGAACTTCCAAAGCACCCCTAATGGCGTGAGATGGGAAGCTGTTATTTTTAGTTCTGAGTTTAATAGGAATGCTTATTATTTTGACATTTATAAATTACTCAGATGGAAAAATAGACTAAACGCAATATTGTTTAACAATAAGCATGATGGTAAATACTTTTCTTATACCACCGACAAACTGTTGGATATTAAAGTATCTACTGATGATAATGGTATAACTGAATGCTATGCTATTATAGAGTCCACCAACCCTGAAAAAAGAGCTAACCCTGAAATGGTTACAGGCTTTTCTATTGAGATTTCAGTTAAACCTGAAAACGTTATAAAAAACGAGAATGGGGAATTTTATACTGATTTTGAATGGGTAGGTATTGCCTATTAAAACTTATCCTAAAATTTTAGATATGGACAAACAAGAATTAACAGCTATCCTTGAGGAAGCTTTAAAGCCGATAATGACGGCAATTGATACTTTAGCTATTACACTACAAGGACTGGTTGACAAAATGCCAGAAATTCAGACAGAACCAAAGAAAGAAATGTCTTTAGAAGTAACTAAAGATAACCAAATTGGTGATATGCCAGACATACAACCAGCAGTAGATACTATGCCTACTGATCAAGTGTTGCCAGATGGTGAAATGTTGCCCACCGATGTAGAAAAAGAAAAAGAAAAAGAAAAAGAAATTGAAGTCTGTATTGAGGTGGCTGTATCAAAAGCTGTTGAGTATGCCCTTAAAGAGCATGGTATTATTAAAAGCAATGATGAGCTAACTCAAATTGAAAACTCTTTTAACAACATATCAAACCTTAAAACCTTTATGAAGCAAGCCTCCAATGAAGAGTTGGTTGCAGAGCCGCAAGCTACTGGAATTACTACTAATGACGGTGAACTCAAAAAGTATAATAGGAATGATGCTGTAAAAAATGTTAAAAATATTTATAATAATTAATATATGCCAGAACTAAAAACATTTGACTATAACAAGTTAAGAAAAAACGACTCAGTTGAAACTAAGTTGTTAAAAACCTTTGAAAAAGACCTTGAGTCTCAAATTGCCAGAGCAAAAGCTGGAACTGAATTACAAATTGACGCTGTATCCTTAATTGATATTAAAGCTCAGGATGCTAATTTCATGGAAGGTGTAAACCGAGGTTTTGCTATTGAAATGGGTATTGATGCATCTAAAAAAGTGTTCAGCCAATTAGACGAAGTAAAAACCTTTGATGTTACTGGATCTAGTTTAACCACTACTATTGGTACTGATATTTTACCTACTATTGAGGCTTTAGTTAGAGATACTGGTATTTTGTCAAGAGTACAAATTACTGAAGTAGAGAACCCTAACAGCTCAAAGCAATTGTGGGACTTTTCTGCTGAAGCTGACGCTGAAAACCTGACTGAAGTCGCTGCTGGAACTCCTGCTGACGATGTTATCAGAAAAGGTGACTTACTGTTAGCTCAGAATAAAGTGCAAGCTAGTACTAAGTTTTCTGAGTTTGGTTTGTCTACTATGGATGGTATTGAGTCTGGTAAGTTTTTGGCTAGACTTGCGCGCCGAGTACAGTACAAAATTGTTGACAACCTTTTGAATGCTGGATCTGGTGTTGCTAATGGAACTGCTAGAAATGGACTTTGGAGAGGTATTAACAATAACTATGGTGTAAACGGAACTGGTGATGCTAGCAACTATATTGGTGCTATTACCTACGCTACCAAAGCTGCTGCTGATACTGCTTTAGGTTCTACTTCTGCTGACGCTTACGACCTTTGTGTTAAAGTTAAGAGACAGTTGCTTCCAGCCAATTTAACCGATGTTGAAGAGGAAGAGTACGTCTTTATTATGAATAGAACTACATGGGGTAAGGTATCTACTGTAGTTGATGGTAATGGACGTTTCAAGGCTGGTTCTGCTATTGACCCTGCAACTGGTAATAGAGTTAAACAAATTGATGGTAACGAAGTTTTGACATTCCCTGGGGTTGCTAATGATTTTGTTTTCTTAGTACCCTTGAAGTTAGTTGAAATTATCACTTATGGTGGTATTATGAACTTAAATGACGGTGGAATT